GGTGGCGGTGGTTTAGCCCCTAAAGATGCAACATATATTTTGCAAACACCATGGAATCCGGGTTCTGAATTACCAAATTCTCAACCATTAAGTCCTTTGGCAACGGGCTTCATGACATCAGTCACAGCAACCGGTGTAGTTAGTACTAGAACTCTGCAAGGTACTGCCAATCAAATTGATGTAACAAATGGCACAGGTACAGGCAATCCAGTATTTAGCATATCCAATGCATTATTATTACCCGGCACAATGACGTTTGGGGGTAATGTTGATGCAAATGGTTACAACATTTCTAATATTGGCCAAGCTAATATTGGTAACGTACAGATATCCGGTAATACAATTGAATCAACGAATACCAATGGTGATTTAATTCTTACTCCAGATGGTACTGGTAATTTGGTTCTTGATGGTTTAAATTGGCCACAAGCCGATGGTACTGTTAATCAAGCTGTTACTACAAATGGTTCAGGTCAATTAGGATGGACTAGCTTTGGAGCACCATATACGCCCTCTGCTTTGACTAAAGTTGATGACACTAACGTAACCCTTACCTTGGGTGGAACTCCTGCCACAGCGTTGTTACAGGCTGTTTCATTAACACTTGGATGGAGTGGTTTATTAAGTGTTGCAAGAGGCGGTACAGGCGCAAGCACAGTAGGCGCAAATGGAACGTTAGCACAAAGTGATGGAACTAAATATACATTTACAACCGCTACTTACCCATCAACAACAACCATTAATAACATTCTATTTAGCTCAGCTAATAACACAGTAAGTGAAATTGCTGCTGCTGTTGGTGGCGTGCTTGTAAGTGATGCAACAGGCATCCCTAGTATGCTTGCTAATCCTGCAGATAATTATCGTGTATTACAATCTAAGAACAACGCTATAGCAGAGTGGTCAGTCGCTGCTTATCCTCATATGGCTAGTGCTGCTGGCACATTGATGCAGTCAGACGGTACGGATTGGACGCATACACAAGCTACTTATCCTAGTTCTACAAATAAAGACCATATACTGTATTCAAGCGCAAATAATACTGTTGGTGAGATTGCTACACAAAAAGATGCGGTACTAGTATCTAATCATAGTAATACACCTGTTTGGTCTAGCTCAATGACTGACGGACAGGTCATCATTGGTAAAACAAATGATATTCCAATTGCTGCTAACCTTACCGCTGGCAGTGGAATAAGTATTGTTAATGGGAATAATTCTATAACCATAAGCAGTACTTCAACTGGCAGTGGAACGGTTAATTCAGGAACAGCGAATCAATTAGCATATTATGCAACATCAGGCACAGCTGTTAGTGGTTTATCAAGCGCAAATAGTGCAACATTGGTTACTAGCTCTACAGGAGTTCCATCTTGGACTAGCTCAATGACCAATGGTCAAGTACTCATTGGCTCTACAGGTGCAACACCAGTTCCTGCAACAATCACAGGTACTGCTGGAATCACTGTAACAAATGCAGCTGGCTCTATTACAATTAGTGGTGGAGGTGGTGGGTACACATGGACCGAAGTTACAGGCACAAGCCAAGCCATGGCAGCCAATTCCGGCTATATCACAAATAATCCTGCTTTGTGCACGTTAACACTACCAACTGTTGCAGCCCAAGGAACCACATTATCAATTGCAGGAAAAGGTGCTGGTGGCTGGAAGATTGCTCAGAATGCAGGACAAGAGATATTCTTTGGTTCAAGTGCGACCACGATTGGCGTAACTGGATATCTACAAAGCACTCAGCAATATGATAGCATTGAACTATTGTGCATAAGTACTGACACGCAGTGGACTGTATTAACTGGTCCACAGGGTAACATTACTGTAGCTTAAGGAATCGATATGGCAACTAATAATGCTCTTAATAATAATCTAGCCTCAGGCACAGGGTTACCTTTGACAACAGGGGTAACTGGTACATTGCCAGTAGCTAATGGCGGTACTAATGCAACATCACAAACAGCTTATGCGGTTATTTGTGGCGGAACAACTTCAACTGGTGCTTATCAAAGTGTGGCATCGGTGGGAACTGCTGGTCAGGTTTTAACAAGCAACGGTGCTGGTGCATTACCTAGTTTTCAAAATGCTACAGGTGGCGCAGATGCTGCCTTTTCACTAATGCTCATGGGGGGCTAATTCATGGCGACAACTTACAAGGTGCTGGCTCAAAGTAAACCTAGCGCAACGACACTTACTGCGGCTTATACTGTACCTGCTGCAACTACAGCAACAGTTTCTACAATCACTGTGGCAAATCAAAGTGCTACAGCAACAAGTTTTAGAATTAGCGTTGCGGTGAATGGAGCTAGTGATACTGCATCACAATATTTGTACTATGACATTGCTATACCAGGCAACAATACGTTCGCTACCACAATCGGTATTACTTTGGGCGCTGGAGATGTTGTTAGAGTATACAATACGCTTGCAACTTGTTCATTCAATATTTTTGGCGTACAAAATTCGTAAGGAGTTAATATGTCACAAGGTTTTGTAAATCCACAAACAATTACGCTGCCTTTGCCTGTAAGTGACGGCGGTACAGGAGCAACTTCTGCTACCGCTTATGCTGTACAGTGTGGTGGCACTACTTCTACAGGTGCGCATCAATCGATTGCAAGCGTTGGCACAAGTGGGCAGGTTTTGACTTCTAATGGTGCAGGGGCGTTGCCGACTTTTCAAAGTATTATCACTCACTGGGTAGCTTATACGCCAACATTTACGGGTTTTGGAACAGTATCTAACATTCAAATTTGGTCAAGACGTGTTGGCGACACTTTGCATATCAGGGGGCGTTTTCAAGCTGGAACACCTACCGCAGTAGAAGCTCAGATGACATTAGGTTACAACGGCACCAATTCAAATGTCACAAGCTCAAGCACTAAAATAACAAGCATACAACTTTCAGGAATAATAGTTTTTGAGGGTGCTGGATATTTTTGTAATACTTTGATTGAGTCTAATAAAGGTTATATTACTTTTGGTATACAAAATACTGGTGGTAGTGCCGGTTTAACAAAACAAAATGGAAATGGCATTGCTGGTGTAAATTCAGTATTTTCTATAACGGCCGAAGTACCAATCGCAAGTTTCCCATAGGAGCATAATATGTCACAAGGATTTACATCACAATTACCAGTGCCTTTGCCAGTTGCGCAGGGTGGAACTGGGGTAACAACTAGCACTGGTACGGGAAATACTGTATTAAGCACATCACCTACATTAACAACGCCTAGAATTGGTCAAATTAATGATATAAATGGCAATGCGAGCTTAACAACTACAGCCACCCCAAGCGCAGTAAATTATATTAATTGCGTTAATAATGTAACAGGCTACTATCCTAGTTTTTCAGCAGCAGGAACGGATACAAATATTGACTTTGCATTTAATACAAAAGGAACTGGAGTTTATAGATTTATTTCATCTGCTACAACTAGTCCTTTTGTTATATACAACGGTACTGGCAATCAACACAATACAACTTTTGCATTTAGTAATACCGCAGCATCTAGGACTGTTACTTTTCCTGACCGCACCGCATCGGTAAATATGGGTCTGGCGACAGGCGGAATACAAGCTTGGGTTAATTTTAACGGAACTGGGACTGTTGCAATTAGAGATAGCAGCAATGTAACAAGCATTACTGATAATGGCACGGGTGATTACACAATTAATATTACAATTGCACTATCATCAGCTAATTATGCGGTTTCTGGGTCTTCTGGTGGTCAAAATGCTACTAGCAGTGGGTCAGTTTATCAAGCTGACCAAGCAACAGCAAAAACCACAACCGCATTTAGAATTTATATTTTTACTACTGCCGGTGGTTTCGTAGACACACCGCAAGTTGCAGTTATGGCTGTATTATAAGGATTTAATATGACACAAGTAATTATTTATCCAAACAATGAAGGCGGTGTACATGTAGTGCATCCAACACCAGAGGCTTTATCAACTCTAGCTTTCGAAGAAATTATTGCTAAGAGTGTACCTGAAGGCATGGAGTATAAAATAATTAATGCAAGCGAATTACCACAAGATAGAACCTTTAGAAACGCATGGGAGATGCAAGAATGAGTATCGTAATTAATTTAGATAAAGCAAAAGAAATTACTCACGCAAAGCGCAAAGAAGTTAGAGCCGAAGAGTTTAGGCCTTACGATGCAATTATCGCATTACAAATTCCGGGCGATGATTATAATTCAGCAGAAGCAGAGCGTGTAAAGATTCGTGAAAAGTACGCAGCAATTAAAAATGATATCAATACTTGTCCTGATGTAGATTCACTAAAATTGATTCATGATTCTTTGGGTGGATAAAATGGCTAAAACTCCAGCATGGCAACGCAAAGAGGGTAAGAATCCCAAAGGTGGATTGAACGCTAAAGGTCGTGCATCAGCCAAGGCTCAAGGTATGAATTTGAAGCCACCAGTCAGTGCTGAACAAGCCAAGAAGTCACCTAAGGCAGCAGCTAGACGAAAGAGTTTTTGTGCTCGCTCTGCTGGACAAAAAGAAATGCACAACATAGACTGTAGCAAGTCACCAAAAAAGAGGATTTGTCTTGCTAGAAAAAAATGGGATTGCGGTTAAAGAATGCACAAAATGTAAGCTAGAAAAAAGCTTTGATAGTTTTCATAAAAACAAAAATAAAAAATTTGGTTTAGAGCCAGCATGCAAAGAATGCAAAATAAAGCATAAAGTTTGTGTGCTGTGTTCAATAAATATTGATGAAGAGTTTGTTAAAAATTTTGACACATCAAAATATGAAAGTTTACATGGTTTTTGTAGAAATTGTCGTAAAAAATTATACAAAATACAATTAAAAGTTGGTGGAAAAGTTTGTAGAAAATGCAATACAAATTTACCATTTAAAGATTTTCCGCATCACAAACATACTTATGATGGATTTGATAGTTGGTGTAAAAAATGTAGGAGAACTTATCTATACGAACTTAAACAAACATTAGATACCCATATTCGTGCTGTTTTGGCTAGAGCTAAAGAAGATAGAAGAAAATTAGAAGTTGAAATTGATTTGCAATATTTAAAAAATTTATGGGATGCACAAGAAGGAAAATGCGCAATTTCTGGTTTAGTTATGGATCATACAAGGAACCCTAGAAAACATAATTTATATAATGCATCTTTAGATAGAATTGATAGCTCAAAAGGGTATATTATTGGAAATGTACAATGGCTGTGTTGGATGGTTAATCGTATGAAAGGTGAGAATACAACAGCGCAATTAATTGAGATTTGCGCTAAGATAATTAAATATCAGGAAGATAGGAAATGAAAAAAGAAATCTGGGACAAGCCAAGACCCGCCAAACTTGGCAAATCAAAGCCCTTGACTCCTAAACAAAAATCTAGTGCCAAGGCTATGGCAAAGAAAGCTGGGAGATCTTATCCTAATCTTGTTGATAACATGAGAGCAGCTAGAAAAAAGGGGAAATGAAATGCCATTGAAAAAAGGTAAAAGTAAAAAAACCATCAGTAGTAATATCTCTAAAATGATGAAAGAAGGTTACCCACAGAAACAAGCGGTAGCAGCCAGTCTTGCCTCAGCAGGCAAATCGAAAAAGAAAAAGAAAAAATAACATCCCCTTGATTGGGGATTTTTTTTAACTATGAAATTATTGGAGGATATATTTCATGATTTGTTACGATTATAATTCTATTATAACAAAAAAAGAAGCATACTGGTTTATATTCATTCTTGTTAGCCATGCGATTTGGATAACAATGCAAACAGATGTTAAAATTATTGGAAAGGGTTATAGACGTAATATATTTTCTATGCGAAATTGAAATGGTAGATATTTTACAGGTGACTACAAATGAAGATGAAAATGAAAAAAAAAGGTAAAGGACGCAGTGGCAAGGGCTGCAAGTAGTATCACTCTAGATAATACTGTATACAAGTGTATAACTTGTATATTACTTGTGACGGCCTCGAGTTCTCCTTATCCTTGGGGCCAATTATGAATATTAAAGCTTATACAACACTCACTTTACTTACACTTCTATTTACTTTTATAATGTCCTGTTCTCCAGAAAGTAATGTTGATTTTCAAAAGAAACCTTGTTTAGAGCCAACAACTAATAATTCATTTAAGCTTTGCAAACCCTTAGTTGCAATGGTTAATGATGATGTTGTTGTTGTGCCGGCAGGGTTTGAGACTGATTTGGCTTCCATACCTCGTGCATTATGGTTTATTCACTCGCCTACAGACAGTGAAACCATCTCTCCAGCCATATTGCACGACTTTATGTATTCATGCCCAGGTAAGTATTCCAGACGCACAATTGACAGCATTTTCTATAGCAGTTTGATTGACAACCTAGTAAACCCAATAGTAGCCTACGAGTATTGGTTAGCCGTTAGAATTGCTGGCGGTTCACATTTCAATACAGGGACTCATTGTGCGACTACGGACATCTCAGCAGAAAAAATTTCAGATTAAACCCGAAGACAGAACAACCATAAACATATTAGAATACTGCAAACTTGCGCATCCAAGGTTATACAGCAGTGTTATCAAAATACATAATGAGGGCAACAGGTCACGTTCAACAAACATTCTTTTGCCTCGCCTTGGCTTTCGTGTTGGGGCAAGCGATCTATTTTTTGCTCTTCCTACGGCCACTTATCCAGGTCTATTTATGGAAATTAAAAAAGATGGCTGGAAGTTTACTAAAGCACAAGAAGAGCATATCAAAAGACAACAAGCTTTTATTGACCAAATGAATGCTAATGGTTATCTTGCAGATTGGGCTATAGGCACCGATGCAGGTATTGCTTTAATTGAAAAATATATGAAATCATAATGTATATAAAAGTTCCCTACATATTAGAACCACGTCATTACCAGATGGATTTCTTAAAAGCTATAAAGGAAGATAGGAACGTTTGTAGCGTTATTCATAGAAGGGCTGGCAAAGATACCATTTCAATACAAGCGTTGCTCTTGCGAAGCCTTATGAGGGTTGGCACGCATATATATCTATTGCCCCTACAAAAACAAGCAAGGGAAGTCGTATGGTCAGGCCTGGACCACACCGGAAAACCATTTATTTCTTATATACCTGAATGCTTAATCGAGTATAAGAATGACGCACGTATGGAGATGCGCCTTATAAATGGAAGCCGACTTATTTTTGGGGGCAGTAACAATTTTAACGGAATGATGGGAACAAATCCAGTTAGCATTATATATTCTGAATTTAGCTTGCATAATCCATTAGCAAGACAATATCTAAATCCTATTTTGATTGAGAATGGTGGGCTTGAAGTATTACAGTTTACACCTAGGGGCAAGAATCATGGATGGGATGTATTCGATACGGTTAGGGAAAACCCTAGGTACTTAGTGCAACATTTATCGGTTAAGGAAACTAAGAAGACAGATGGCACGCCTGTAATTACCCCCGAACAAATCGAAGAAGCCAAAAAGATGGGCATGTCTAAAGAAATGGTCGAACAAGAATTCATGGTGTCATTCGAGATAGGAAACTTAGGCGCATACTTTACCCGTGAAATGTCCGAGATGGAAAGAGAGGGAAGACTAACCACGCTCAAAGCAAATCCAAGTTTGCCATTGCATAGTGCTTGGGATTTAGGAGGCACAGACGCAACTGCAGGATGGCTATTCCAGATTGAAGGCAACCGTGTTAAGTTGCTTCACCTGCTTCACGACTCAGGACAGCCACTTAAGTACTATCTTGATGCAGCAGAACGAATCAGACAAAGTATAGGTTGCAAGTGGGGAAACCATTTTATGCCTCATGACGTAAAGCAAGAACATCAAGGATGGGAACATACAGAGTCACGCTTAATGCAAGCTAGAAAAGCAGGATGGAACTTTCAGGTGACACACAAAGTAAACTTTGAAGATGGTATCGAAGCTATACGCTATGTGCTTCCAAACATCATGATTGATAAAGTAAATTGCCAGATGGGCGTTAGAGCCATTCGGGAGTACCAGCGAGAGTATGACGACGCTAGAGCATGCTACAGGTCAAAGCCATTAGATAATTGGGCTACGCACATCGTAGACGCTTTAAGATATCTCTCCATAAATTACCGTCGCCTATATGATATCCCACAAGGTATGATACAGTATAGTGTAGAGGGGATGGGATGAAAACTTTCCTGATTG